GGGAGGTTTATAAATGCAGAACCTGATTAACAGGGTAAAGCTATTGCTGGCGCCGGACGGCGCAGGCAGCGGATCGGCGGATAACGGAGACCGGCAACCCGGTAACGCTGATTTACTTACAAATGCCTTTGCCGGCGCGGACGGCGGAAAGCCTGCTGCAAAACCTGATGAAGGGGATAAGGCGACGGGGGGAACGGATGCCGGAAGCGAATCTAAAAAAGACAAGCAGGGCCTTGCGCCCTGGGCGGAACAACTGCCTGCGGAGCTGCGGGATAACAAAGATCTTGCGGCAAAGCTTGCGAAATTTTCGAAGGTTGGAGATATGGCGAAAGCCTATCTTGAGCTTGAAGGAAAATCAACAGGCGTTGCTATTCCGGGAAAGGACGCGTCCGCGGAAGCGGTTGCGGAGTTCTGGGAAAAGGCCGGAAGGCCCAAGGCGGCGGACGGTTACAGTTTCGCCAAAGACAAGGATAACGACGGTATGGCTTTCGCGCAGGCCGCGTTCGGCGCCAATCTGACAGAAACGCAGGCGGCGGCTATGCTCAAGAACCTACAGGAACTCGGGCAGAAAAACGCGGCGGCATGGAAAAGCGCGAACGAGCGCAAGTTGACCGAAACTGCGGCCGCTCTTGAGAAAGAGTACGGCAGCCGGTACAAGGAAAACATGGAGCTGCTTACGCGCGGACTTGCCGCGGCAGGCCCTAATGTCGCCAAACTGCTGGGGCAGGCGGGACTGTCCGGAGAGCCGGAAATCGTTAAAGCATTTATCGCTTACGGGAAAATGACCGCGGAAAGCGGATCGTCCCGGGGCGGAGAGGCGGGCGGTACCTTGAAATCGGTATTCGAGGGAGGCTCGTTCGAATTTAAATCTTAGGAGATTTCAGGAAACGTTGTTTCCTGTCCGATTAAACGGTGCGGCAGCCGCCGCACTAAACAGGAGATTTTAAATGCCAGTATTAAACATGAACGATCAGATGACGGCGCTTGAAATTGTAAAACGCGCCAACGCACCTGATCCGTATCACATTATCGAACTCATGGGACTTACGAATGAAATGCTGCTGGACGTTCCGGCGCACGAAGCGAACAACGGCGTTATCAACGTAACGCTCCAGAGAGCTATCAAGTCTATGGGCGAACACAGGGTGTACAACCAAGGCGTAGGGAATGCTGCCACGCAGACAAAAACGGTGTACGACCGCATCGCAATGCTGGGCGAGTATTCAGCCGTGGACGCGTCAATGCTGGAACATTCCGGGAATATCAAGGCGGCGCGGATGAGCGAGGCTGCGGCGATCATTAAGGGAATGGGTCTGACTCAGGCGCAAACGCTTATCTACGGTGACGGCGACAAGCCCGAGGAATTCGACGGCTTGATGAAAAGGTATAACAGCCTTTCGAACAAGAACGTCTATGACGCGGGCGGTACGGGTAGCACCAATACCAGTATCTATCTCATCGCGCTGGGGCCGGATTTGTTCCACTTGATTTACCCGAAGGGTTCAAGCAGCGTGGGCGTAAAACGCGAGGATTTGGAGCGGAAGCATATACCTGACCCAAAAAATCCGGAAAAAACTTACCCGGTATATCGCGATTATTTTGAGGCGCAATACGGAATTTCTATTCGCGCTCCGGAAGCGGTCAGGCGTATCGCCAACATTCCGGCGGATATTTCCGGAGACGACCTTGTCGATATCATTATCGACCAGCGTCACCGGATGCCGCAGGGCGCGGCGACTTACGTCATGTACAGCAATATCGAGGTACTGATCAAGCTGGATAAGGCAGCAAGGGACAAAAGCAATGTGGTTCACACCGCGGCTGATCCTTGGGGCAAACAGATCACCTATGTGCGCGATATGCGCTGCCGCCGCATGGACGTGATTCTTTCAACAGAATCGCAGGTAGCGTAAGGAGGCTGGAAGAATGGTAAATTTTTTATACGACAAACTTAACAGCTTCGGAAAGCTGACTACTGCCGGAGATTTTCCGGACACAATCAACCTGGGCGAAGCGTCCATTGAGCGTATGACCGTTGATCTGAAACTGCCTACAGGGGAGTTCACGGGCGGGCCCGTTACCGTTACGGTGAAGGGCTGTGATACAGTGGGCGGTACTTATGTGAACATCGTGCAGAGCGGCCCGGTAAGCGCGGCGATGATTGACGCGGGCTACGGCCTGCCGGTTCCCAAGACCGGGTACAAGTTCATCAAGGTTGCGGTTTCCGTTACAAGCCCGGCAACGTTCACCGGAACATTGGAAGCTATTATCAACTCCTACGTGGGGGTTTAGCCTGTGAAGATATTGGGGCTTGGACAAAACAACAATCAACAGGCAAACGCCGAAAACGGCAAAGAGAAAGGTTTCGCTTACCGCTGCGCCGTGAGCTGCACTTATAACGGAAAGTTCTACCGGGAAGGCGATACTATTGTTTTGCCGGAGAAAAAGGAAGTCCCGCACTTCGAGTTTGCGGGAAAGGGCGAATAACATGATTACCTTGGCCGCCTGCCTCCCTTAACACAGGCGGTCAGGTTTTTTGAAAGGAACCATAATGAATATGAATATCGAGATTGTAAACCGCGCGCTGTACGCTACCGGGCAGAATACGCTTCCTGACAATGATACCGCCGGTTACAATCTCTGCAAGGCTTTTTATATTACCACCTTTCTTGAGGCGCTGTCCGAAGTCGAGTGGGTAGGCGGCCGGAAGCGCGACAGGTTGGTACGCACGGGCAGGCCTGTCGCAAGGGACAAGCAGTACCGCTTCGTTTACGATATGCCGTTCGACTGCGCCAGAGTTATCGAGCTTCAAAACAACGAGTATTTCATTGTGGAGGACAGGCTTATCCTTACGGACGCGCCGCGCGCCGAGCTATTGTACGTATCCAACGGGAAGACGCTGCGCCCCATCGTGGTCGCTTCCGCGAAGAAACCGGGCGTGTTGCCGGAACATGAATACTTTACCGCCGGACAGCCGTGGACGGCTCCCGATATAACTCTTTACCCCGGCAGGCCTGCGAATATTGCCGGCGCTCTGCCGGAAGACCCAGGACAGGAAGATGATTATCCCGATTACGTTGCCTTGGATTACGAGCCCAAGTTTTTCGAATACATCGAAAAGCGGCTTGCGGCGAAGTTCGCAATGAAACTGTCGGATCAGCCGCAGCTGCACGCGCAGCTACTACAGGAAGCCTTGCTGATAAAGCAGGAGGCGGTTATAGCGAGCCGCGCCGGAAGAGCTGCGAAGGTGAAGGAAAAGCCCTGGTGGGGGCAGGAACTGGGGCTGGAGGGGGCTGTATGTTAATAACCAATTTTGCCGCGGGAGAACTTTCGGAAACCTTGTTTGGAAGAACCGACCTATCACAGTACTACAGCGGCGCGGCGCGGATTGAGAACTTTGACGTTATTCCCACGGGAGGCTTAAAGCGGCGTGGAGGCATGGAGCGGCTGGTGAAGCTGGTTAAAGGAGACGGCAGGATTATCCCTTTTATTGTTAACCGCGCTCTTGGGTTTCTCCTGCACCTGACGCCGTTGGAAATAACGGTCTACAAAGTAGAAAATGGAAATCTGTCTGCAGGCCAGACCTCTACCAGTAATTACAATGCGAATGAAATCAATGAAGTTCAGTACGCGCAAAATTTTGACACGATGATTATGTGCCACGAGAATCACCCGCCGCTGGAAGTTAAACTTATAAATAATGGGTTAAACATAAGGCAGCTTGTTCTTTCTTTCAAAAAGACGGTTGTTGCCGGAGAAGGAACTGAGGACGAAAAATATTTATATGTAAATGACGATGATGAGTATAATAACGGGCGGTTAAGTCAAGAAGAAAATTATCCGGCAGCAGTCAGTTTTTTTAACGGGCGGCTTATTTTTGCCGCTACAAAAAAAGAACGCCAGCGGTTGTTTGTCAGCTCGATAAAAAAAGCCAATGAAGAATATAATTTTTCAACTAACAAAGTTTTTCTTACGGAAAAAAAAGAATACGTTGTTGTTCGCGGAACTGTAACCGGACAGGCGGATATCATTGTTGTTAAAGATAAAGAAACTCCGCTGGAATTTACCAAAAAAATATCAAGTTACGTTGTAGACAGTACGTTTTTTGATCCCGGAACAAGAATACTTGAGATTTTCGGCGATACCATCCGGCTGTCATCTAACAGTACCATCAGGCCTACATTAAACCAAGGCGAATTAGATGCGTTAAACCAATGGAAAGCGCAGGCAAACACGGCAATGGATTTGCTGGAAGATGACGATTCTTCAATAGGAATAGGCCGGCCGTATACTCCGCACGGCGGCGGCGGTAACGGTACTCACTATGACCCTCTTTTTAAAATGAATTGCGCAGTTACCAAGTTAAGGGTTAACGCAAATGGAAATTACTACCAGCCGATAAGCTCCGCGAACGCGGCGGAAATACTGAACATGACACAAGCAGCGGCCAGGACTTATCTGAATGATATTCTTAGACCATGGCTTAACAGTGTAGCGGACGCGCTTTTAAGCGGTTGTGTTTTTAGTTACTCGCATAACTCTACTGAAAGAATCGGATGGGAGACAGCGCGAGACCTTATCTACAATCAAATACACAGTTATTGGCAATACCAGATACGTGACAAAACATTCTTTGGGACACCGGATGAAATATATCTGGACGTTATGGAATATTACAATCAGGGAACCGATGTATACATCCCGTTCTACACTCGCGAAATAATCACCGACGAATACCCTACCCCTGATTGCGGATTTACGTTCGAGATAGCATCCGACGCGAACGACGCTATCCGCTGGCTGGCGGTAAATAAGGGTTTGATTGTTGGTACGGAGACGGGCGAGTGGATTATCCCGCCGGGCGTTCACGCAACGAACATACAGGCAACGCTTAACAGCCGCTATGGCAGCGATAAAATACAGGGGACGGCGGTCGGAGATGCGACATGCTTTTTCCAGACGGGCAAGAAAGCTCTTGTCGAGTATTACATTCCACAGCAGGATAACAATTTTCGCGCCAACAATATGGCAATGTTGGCGATGCAGATACTGTCTGAAAGCCCCGCGAAGGATTTTGATTTTATTTCATCGCCGCATACGAAGCTGCTTGTCACCCGCGAAGACGGGACGATAGCGGCTCTTCTGTACGAGCGCGGAACTGGGACATTCGCATGGGCGCGGATATCAACGGACAGCGGGGAAATCAAATGCGCCGCTGTCCTGCCCGGTCCGGACGGCAATGACGACGCGTACCTTATTGTTAAGCGCGGAGATGATTTTTTTCTTGAGCGGCTGCGGGAAGACTGCCGTGTGTACCTTGACAGTTACAGGCAATGGAACGGCGACAGATCGGATTATTCCGATGAAGCGATTGTCTACGACGGCCGGATAGGATACCGGTACACAAGCAGAGTAAAGAGCATGCCTATCCTTGCCAACAACCAGATGAAGCCGAACAACATTAAAAATCTGTTGGTCCGGTTTTTAGACAGTTATATGCCGGAATTGAAATCTTACCCAAACGATGCGGTTGATACTATCGGCTGCGTTCACGGAGAGCCTTATACCGGAGTGTATAAGGTGATGTTCCCTGGTGTTTGGGATAACGACGTGATGTTCGAGTTCATCCATGACAAGCCTAACAGGTGCTCGATACTCGCTATAAACGCGGAGGTGAATTAATTATGTTTTGGTTGATGGCATTGGGATCGTTAGTCGGTGCAGCTGCCGGCATAGCCGGGACATGGCAGCAGGGAGATCGTGAAAAGAAAGCGCTCGAAAAGCAGAAAGAAAGCGCATGGCAGCAGTACCAGTACGGAAAAGAACACAGCGATAAACAGTTTGGCATACAAAAAACAGAGGCGATGGAGCAGCTCGGCATGCAGCGAAAAAACCTCGACACGCAGATGGGGCTGTCGGTAGACGACTACAATACGGCTCTGCTGGCGCAGGCCTTCGGCATACAGGACGCGAAGATACAGACAAGCTCTGCCGTAGGCGAGTCCCTTGCCGCGGAGGGCGCGAGCGGCACCAAAGGAAGCGCTTCCGGAGACATGACCCGGAATTACGCTTCGCAGAGTCTGGACCGGAATATCGGCCTGCAGGATACGCAAAACCGGAACCAGCTGAACAGTATGATATCTGGCGCGAACATGACCGCGAACGCCATCGCGCGGGAAGAGGCTTCATGGATGCCCGGAGGCCACCGCGTGAAGTCGAAGGAGGCGCAGGACGCTTACAACCTGGATATCGCGAATTTGGGACAGTCAAATTTTGACTGGCAGATAAAACAGTCAGAGCCCGGCTTCCTGGATTATTTCACAGGAGCGATGGGAGGGGCGTCGACGGGAATGAGTACCGCGCAAAGCTTTGATCAATTTGTTAACGCCTGGGGAAGCACAGGGAAAGCGAAAAAGTATACAATATGAGCCTGATAAAACATGTTGATAAAAATACCGGAAATGGTATATTGTTTGATAAAGCCGTGTCAACTGTACTATCTGGAGGATTAGGTTGACTACAGCGTTATCGTAGGTTATTATTATAACAGAAGGTAAGCATGAAGAGATTTTTATGGCTAATTTCTATATTTTTTTGTTCCACAATAATTGGTTTTTGTATAGGTTATGATGTATATTTAATGCCAAATTATAGAGAATTTGGACTTGATGAATTGAATAATATTTTTATAAACGTTTTTAATTTTAGAAAAGTTAATGAAAGAAATAATGTTATTGATTATGAAGGACAATGTGATGAAGGCGTTGTTATCGCGAGAATAACAGTTTCTTCAGGAAATGTTGTATCTATTGGTTTTGGTATTCCTAAACCAGACAGAATATTAAGAGGAAGAGTATATATTGAATTAGAAAATTTTATTACAAGAAAATATGGCAACCCATCAATGTCAGTAGTTGATGCGTTCAATCAAAATAACAGCACAGGGGAGCCTCATTTTGTAGAAAACGCATTAACGTTATTAGAAGAGGAAATTATTGAGAGAGGTGTGTATAAGTCAATATGGGAAATAGATCGAAATTTTTCAATTCGTTTGGAAAATAATACATTTCTTTATGCTATTGTTTATTCTTTTACCAATTTATATCGATAAAATATATTATTAAAAACAAGAATTCCTCTTGACAACCTCTGCCCACCATGCTATAAATAAC